TCTGCAATTCCAAACGACATTAAATACGCTACTTATGAGTTAGCCAACGCACTGGCTAATGACACGGACTCGATTACAGGGACTACCGGCGATACGGGACTTTACGAGTCCGTCAAGCTCGGGGAGATGGAAGTCAAGTACAACACTTCTAGTCAGGCTACTGGAACTGTTAATAACGTATTCGACGTTTATCCTTGGCTTCAGTCTTATCTCGGCGCTTATTGTCTGGGCGGCAGTGGCTCGTATTCTGTCCGCGTTGTGAGGGGTTGAGATGGCAGGCGCACTCGACAGCCTTTTCAAGAATGTTGCCAAGCAGGTCGTTGCTGATCTAGGTCAATCTTTTGACCACACAATCACGTACACCCGCAAAGCTTCTCCCTCGTACAACGTATCGACTGGTGCGTTGACCACAACCGACACGACTTACTCCATCAAAGTACCAGTCGAATTTATTGATTCGGAGGAAGAGGAAGGCCGCGAAGAGCGCAAAGCCAAGCTCTACGTAACGCCCAACCTAATCGGGGACAATCAACCTACGTTTGAAGACACCATCTCACTGACATACGCAGGGTCAAGCCGTGTTGCCCAGATAACGGATATCCGGACATTCAAAGGTGGGCAGGAATACTTCTTCGTCATTCAGGTGAGGTTCTGATGGCTAAGAAAAAAGGTCTTGGCCAAATTGTCACCGACCTGGAACGTCAGATAAACGACGACTACAACGCCCTGATCCAGCTCACTGTCGAAGGCTTGGGCACCGAAGAAAACAGCCCAGTGGACACAGGGTTCTTTGCCTCAAGCTGGAAAGCATCGACTCAAAAAGTCCGCGCTGAGGACAAGCGCGAAGACCACGCTCCATGGTCAAAGATTTACGAAACTCGCCAGCCAGGCGGGGAAACCAGCTGGAGCAGTATTGGCAACCAGTGGGTTCATACGGATAAGAAGCCTGCTCAAAGCCGCATCAAACCTCGTTTTGAGGTTCCTGAGTTCAATTACAAGCGCCAGCCCACGGTCTACATCGGCAACACCGCTGAGTATGCGGGGTATGCCCTGGAGTCTCCAAAAGTGGCAAACTTTATCCAGGGTGAAATGCGTTCTTTGGTCCAGCAGACCTTTGGGGACAAACGTCCTGGCCGCATTTTTGCCAGAACTGGATCCAGCAGCAGTGTGTTCGGGTCTTATACCAAGCTCTAAGCCATGACTCTCGTAAACGCCCGCGCAGCCTTTGAAAAAGCAGTCACTGACGCTGTTGCAGCCGCTGACAATACGGTGCTCATGGTTTACGACAACGTTCGTTACACCACACCCGGTAAAACCAAGAAATATATCTTGATGACGGTGAACTTCAATCGTTCCACCATCCAAAACCAAGGTGCAGCCCAGGACTACTACTCCGGCGTCATTCAGTGCAACATCTACGTCCCTAAGTCTGCTGGAACGGCAGTGTTGTCATATCTAAGTGAGGCTGTAATCGACGGTCTTACATCTGTAAATGCTTCTGGCTACACCGATACTTTCAGCGTTGCGCCTCGCGTTTCTGACATTTCCGGACCAACCCCGTTAGAGCTAGAAGATCGCTCGCACTTCATCGGCATTGTTTCTTGTCAGTTCACAGCAGTTGTGTAGTATATTGAGGCAAACGGTACTACTTTATGCGCGCCTCTGAACTGCTTCGCAATAAGTTCGGCGTTAGCCAACTGTATAAGCACGAAGTCAAAGACGGCGACGAAACGGTACTCGAGATCTACTGGCACCCGCTCACCATTGCAGAACGCGAGGCCATCCAGAAAAAAGCTGGTTCAGACGATGCCACAGATTTTGCTCTTGGCATGATGATCGAAAAGGCGCTCGACGAAGACGGAAAACGCCTCTTTCAGGACGGCGAAAAAGCCGTACTGAAAAACGCCATTGAAGCCAACGTCCTGCAAGAAATCCAGCTAGCCATGCTGTCTTCCGGCGCCGAAAACAAGGTGGAGGACGCGAAAGCATCCTTGAAAAGCTGACAGTGACTGGTATTTCATGTTCTTCCTGGCCAAGGAACTGGGCATGACAGTCACTCAACTCACAAAACACCTCACCCAGGAAGAGCTAGTCGGCTGGGCCGCATACTTCGACCTCTACAACGAGCAGCAGGAAAAGGCGATCCAAAACGCCAAAACTGGTGCTAAGGCGCGCTCAATGAGTGCGCGGTAGACTGGGACGTAAGACTCTACGTGCTCTCCCGTGGCCCAGTACGACGTAGATATTCAGCTAGCGATACGCAACAAAAATGCTCTTCAAGGGCTGCAGAGAGAGCTAAACGCTATAAGTGACGCTGTTGATGCTATAAACGATAAAAGCATTGATGTTACAGGAAAAAGAAGGGAAAATGCTATAAAAGACCTTTACAAAAATGTAGAAGATGCGTCACTAAAAGTTCTTGAAAAAGTTGACAAAGCCACAACAACTGCCCATAAAAACCAGCAAAAAGTCCAGCTAAAACTAGAAGATGACTTGTTTCAAGATAAACTTGACAAAATTAACAAATTAGCAGATGCAGAAATAGCAGCTTCTAAAGAAGCAAATGAAGCAGCTCTAAAGGATTTTGACGACAGACTAAAAAATAGGCTTTCACAGCGCAAAACAAGTATTTTCGGAGACGCCACCGGCCAGCAAAGAGCCGGAGCAGCCATCAGTGCCGGTGCGTTCCCATTATTGTTCGGCGGCGGGCCAGGCATGGCGCTTGGCGGCGCAATTGGCGGCGCCGTAACTGGCAAAACTTTTGGCTCCGCCGCCATCGCCCTGCAGGTGCTCGGTGGAGCGTTAGACCAGTTTGCAGCTACTGCAGCGGCAACAGGACAAGCATTAAATCCTTTGACAGCCGATTTTAATGCAGTCGCACAAGCAGCTGGTTACGCCAACACTCCGTTCGAAGATCTCTTCGTCGGTTTAGAAAACAGTGGAAGTGCTGCAGAGGCTTTGCGCTTAGCTGCAGACCTTATGGCAATAACCGTAGGCACAGATGGTGTTGATGCCTTACGAGATTTTGGTGCGGATACTTTGGAATTAAGTAGCGAATTCCAAAAAGCAATGGCAATCATGCAAAGTGCCGTTGCGTCTCTCATAAATAGAACAGGCATATTACAAGGAATTGCCGGGGGCATCGAGAGGCTTAACTTACGCCCTCAAATTCGTCAAACTTTAGAAGCTGGCGGAGCAAATGCAGAACGTTTACGACAAACTTTAGGGGGTATAGACCCTGACACAGGCCAACGTGAGTTTACAGCAGCTACTTACGACCTTATGAGGAAAATAAATGAAGAAAAAGAGAGAGGTATACAGCTAGAAGCTGAAAACGCAAGTCTACTTTCTTCGGTCGGTATTATAGCTGCTAACAATAAAAAGATTGCAGAATTAGATGCAGATTTAACTAACCACAGGGTTTTTACGCTTGAAAAATCAAATATCATGCAAGAAGCTATATTAGCAAAGACCAAAGAAGGAGCTAATGCAAAACTGATAGATATAGAAAGAGATACTAAACTTTTGGATCTTCAAAACCGAAGAAATGACCAAATAGAGTCTGCAAACCAAAAAACAGAACAAGAGCGCCGAAGAGCAGATCGAGCGCTCGAAAAAGCCGAAAAAGCAAGAATGCGAGAGCTGCAAGATCGCATAGATATTGCAGAAAGGCAGCGTAAGAAAGAACTAGATCTGGAGGAATCGTATAACCGGCAAATCGATAGAATTGGCTACCAAAACGACCTGTTAAAGGCTCGTATAGAAGGAAGAGAAGAGGAATACAAGAAGGAGCAACTAATAGCTGAGTTAGTAGAAAAATACGGCAAAGATAAGCGAGCAGCTGTTGAACTGCTCGTAAACGAACAATACGTGCTTGAAAAGCAAGTAAAAGCAGCAGAAGAAATGAAAGCTGTCTACGAAAGAATTGGGAACACGATCCAGACCGGTGTTGTTAATGCCATCACTGCAGCGGTAGAGGGCACAAAAACTCTTGGCGAAGTTGCAAGCGACGTTCTGCGGACCATCGCAAACCAGCTGCTGCGCCTCGGCGTCAACCAGCTGTTCGATGCGTTTAATTTTGGCGGAGGCGGGGGCAAGGGCGTGGGCAAGGGCGGGGGCCTAAATCTTGGATACAGAGCGATTGGTGGGCCGGTATCAGCTGGAAGCTCCTACATGGTCGGCGAGCGCGGCCCTGAGTTGTTTGTCCCTGGAGCGAAAGGCAACATCGTTCCAAACAACGCAATGGGCGGCGCTAATGTGACGGTAAACGTGGATGCTTCTGGTTCGTCTGTTCAAGGCGACGGTCCATCTGCTAATCAACTGGGCAAAGCGATTGGCGCTGCTGTCCAGGCTGAGTTGATCAAGCAAAAACGACCC